TGTTTGTTGAAGTAACCCATTCACAGAACTCAGGCCATCCTTGTAGGAGACCACTCTGTCTGCGTGTGATATTTGAGGTTGTCATTAGTAAGACGTTTTTAAGTAGGGCACCAAGGGTAGATGCGAAACTTATTTCCTGTAACCCCTCGCTACAGGATATGAGAGACGATGTATTATACTGCCTATAAAGGTCTCGGTTGAGAGCAGTGCGTAAGTTTATTTATCTTAGCATATCGTAACAAAATATGTCAACATATGAGTACAATTACTCAATAGACCATGAGTAAAAGTAATGACTACCATAAGATTTGCTTATCTAACATGTCTGCAATCAACATATGACATCTTTTATTTGGATGAAGAGAATGTGGATTTACTAAATTATTCTTTTCTAAAATTCTTATCCTATTTGAGTCACGCTTCCTTACTGAGAGGTGATATGTGTCATTAATATATTCTCCACACAATTTACTTAAAATGTCCCTAGAATTATCATCAACCCAAATCATATTAGAACTCTTATAAGAGTAGTCATGATGATTGAAAGTATCAAACCAATAATTTTCTACACCTATCATACTAAAATACTTATCCCAATGTAAGATTTGTTCTGACAATCTATTCAATTCAACTTCATGATCGTAGTGTTCTTCTCTTATTATATTGTTTATTTTCCCATTATTATTAAGAAAAAGAGAATGATATTTTTTCTTTTTGTTACTCCATATTTCAATTCTTGCAGTAGATGTAATGCCCCATAGCACTATAACTTTATCAAATTTTTTATAATCATCTTTATTGAAATACTCTTCTGCTAATCTAAATTGTTTTGCATTTGATGATGCGGATGCTGATAAATTTATATTTTCATATGCATGTCTTTTTGCTAGAACAGTCCTAAAACAATTCTCATCTTTTGATAGAATTTTACTACACTTCAAGAAGTCTTCATGAGAAAGTTCTTCATCATACCAACTTCCCACACCCCTTGTCCAACTACATCCAAATGTTATAAGTGCCTTCACGTTTTTGGTAGACTAGGGTTCAATACATTCTTTGTAACATACTCTTTGAATGACCATCCCCAATCCCATACGTGCATATCATGTAGTTCTGGTGGTAGATCAATAAGACCAAGAGATCTCTTCAATCTTCTCACCCAAAAAGAATTAGTTTTGTTTGAACTTTGATTTCCTATTTGAAATCCATTTAGATCCTTGATTATTTGTATCTTATCTTGTATAGAATATTTTCCAGTTGCAGTCTTGATTGTGGTTGGATCATACCACCAATCTCCCTCTGGTAACCATCCAATTGTATCTGTACGCATGTCCCAAACATTATTATCTCTGACTTCATTCCACTTGACTCGCCATATTTGATGCTCATCTTCTATTCCTGTGATTGGTCTTATCTCTTTCAATAAATCATAACATTCTTTCAGTATGTCATTGTAAGTGCTATTCGTAGTAAAATGACCTGCTTGTGGGTGTCTTTTATTTCTAGCAGACTTTGATGTGGATGATGTTAGATCAAGTCCTATTGTTTCCCAGTTGTGTATCCTACTCCAAGTCAAATCTGTCAGTTGTCTTGCACAGTCAAAAGATATTTGATCACGATTTGATCCTATCTTACTATACTTCCACCATATATCGTGGAACTCTGCCATATCTCTATCTACTTGTCTCCATATACATGTTAGAACTGGTGAAAAATATTTTTTGAAATCATAATCAACTTTACTCAAAGCGTTTACAAGTTCAAGCATCTCCTCTCTTGAATTAAAGTTAGCACCAAACCCTTCCATGATTTCATTGTGGAAAGTAAACCTATGTGGATGCAACATGTGGGTCAATGGAACTTCTTTTAATATTTTTTTACTATTATCCACCCACTCTTTAGTGTGAACATAGCATCCATCTAACCAGACTGTCTTGGTTCCATTGGGAAATAATTTATGTGGACATATCTTAGCAAAAGCAGATAGTCTCCTTGGGTCACCATCTACCTCATCGTATACAAAATCTGGTATATCTCTGAACTCCCACGGTCCTTTCTTTTCTACCTTACCATCAGTAAAACAGACATACTTTACACTAGAATCGTAGTACATGTCATCAGGTATGGTATCATACCAGTTTGTTATACTGGTATAGATTACTATCTGATCTTTTTCGGGGTCATGCCATTCAATAGCATAAGAGTATGAAGCAGCATCACCATAGAAAGGTTGACCTGAGATACGATCTATTCCTGTTCTAAAATATTCTTTCCAATCAAAAAGACCAGTGACTTCGGTAAGTAAATCTACAAACTCAACAATATCAACATCTTGATTATGATATGTGTAATCACCACACTTATTATTCCACCACTCACCATTTGGACTTGCATCAGAGAATTGATTTATAATATCTCTTGAGTATACTGTCTCATATTTTTGTTGTGTAAGTTGACAAGCAACAGAGAATGAAAGTTGATCTCTTACACCACCTTTATTGTACCACTCCCACCACATCTCATTGAATTTAGTGTCATTGCAAGGTCGCCATATTATTGTACATAATGGTGAGAAGTATTTTTCAAAATTAAAATCTGTCTCTTGAAGTTCAATTGTAAATTTCAATATGTCATCTGGATCCACCCACCCTCTACTCACATACTCCGCACACTCCTCAAGGTATGTGTGTTTGTGTGGGTGTTCCATATATGTGTACTCACCCTTAGATATTATCTCTTCACTCAACTTCTTGAAATCATCATTGAGAAGATGTACTTTAGATGCGTCAATGTAAACACTGGGTTCATCAAAAGGACACAATATTTTATCTTTTCTACTACTCCTTATAGGATCACCTAGATCCTCTACCTCTGTAATAACTTGCACCCAATCTGGTGCTTGTAGATTCTCAATATAATTATTAGTGTTGATGGTGTAATAAATTGTCATCAGTATACGTCAATAATATTGTACACTTTCATGTAGAAACCATGATCAGGGTATGAAGTATATAGTTTAGGATTCAGACCTGTTATTTTTTTCAAATCTAAAAGAAATTCGCTACTTCTTTTGAATTGTTTCATGTCACCATTTTGAGGGTGCATTCCCTTTCTACCTATCTTGTTGAAGTAACCTAATGGCACACCAGAATCATTCCTATGCTCATAGACAGATGGAATGAGTCCACTAAATCTTAGTGCAGCATCATAAGATATTTGATCTCTATTACATCCAACAAGTGACCATTTATACCACAACTCATTAAACTTATTCATCTCAGGACTCATAGTTCTCCATACGATTGTGCCAAGAGGACTACCATAAGTTCTAAAATTATATCCAACTTCTTTCAACTTTTTTGTCAATTCTATAGCGTCATCATATGTAAAGAAAGCACAAGTAAATCCCTCCAACATCTCATCAAAGTATGAGAACTTTGACGCATGTCTTAGCATCGTAAACGGAAAACATCTTACACTTCTCTCGACAAATTGTTTTGTATGTAAATAACACCCGTCTATCCATATCGTATGTGTACCCTCAGGAAAAAACAAATGTGGATTTGCCTTAGGATAAAAAGATAACCTACGTGGACAATCAATATCTACGTCTAATTTTATGTACTCCCATGGTTCAACAGTGGTGTCAACAGTACCATCATGAAAACAAACATATCTTATGTCTGGATCGTAATAATTATTCTCAGGAAATTCATCGTATCCGTTAGTGATACAAGTATAGATGACAATATCTTTCTTATCAACACTATCATTCATATCAAATGGTAAGTACTTGAGATTTGCATAAGTTTGTCTTACTATAAGTGAGTTCTCAGAACTATCAAACACATTACATAAATCATGAACAAATTCTATTCTTTCTTTTACGCTTGGAAGTGTGTGTATATTGTACGCTTCTTCGTATGTAACTCTCCTTCTTCTCTTGTCACCAATGTTGACTATATGATCAACTCTTTCTGCACTTATGGTGAGAAATTCTGCAATAGAACTTGATACTTGATCTCTATTCACCCCGTTCATATACCATTCTCTCCAAGTGGTGCACCAATCTATGACATTTGGATTCAATCTCCTCCAAATCACACAGTTTATTGTTTGTTTGTAATCTAATAACTTATATCCTTGATCCTTTATTCTCTCTGCCATCTCAATACATTCTTCTTTAGTAGAGAACCCATGAGAATATAACTTAGAGAACTCATGTATAAGTGATCTATTTTCTGGGTGTCTTTGAAGAATAAAATCTTTTGTCTTGAACAATTCAAGTGAGTATTCTACAATTCTTTGATCAACAGGATAACAACCATCTATCCACACTGTTTCAGAATTTTCTTTGAAGAAAAGGTGCGGACAATGTTTAGGTAAATATGATCTTCTTACAGAACAAGTGATATCTGATTCTAATTCAATGTATTTCCATCCATCTGCATCTGGTTTTTCACCATCATAAAAACAAATGTATTCAACCTCTGGATGAATATATGGTGATTCTAATTTATCATAACCATTTGTTATGGCAGTATAAATTATCATCCATTCAATTTATCTTTCGGTTCTAATTGACCTGACAATTCTCCAAGTTTTCTATTAGTAACTTCACCTGGTTCACGAGAGAACCAACCTGTTGCTATGTACTTGGATACATTACCTGTAAGGAAAGAACCTCTATGAACATGTGTGTATGCTGCTGGCCACAATACAACTGTGCCTTTCTTTGGTTGGAAAGAAACTTCTTGATGAAAGAAATCTGTTGCTCCACCATTTTGATATGGTATATCGTTGAGGTATATCATCCATGTAACAACTCTATCTCTATAAAGAAAACTACCATTCTCTGAGTGCCATACATGATATCCACCACCAGAATTTGTCTTTTGTATCTTACAAGTCCATGATGATACAGGGTCACATGAATCTAATATACCTTTATATTTTTTTGCATATATCTCAAATGCTCCACCCACTGCTCGATTGATTTCCATAGCAAGAGCAGGGTCAGCGATCTCAAGATATAATTGTTCATCTTTTCTTGATAATGTATTATGATTGAATTGTTTTTGACCTTCACTTAGAGGATCAAGTGTCAATTCTTTACCCTTGAAAGTTGTCACCTTGACTTCTACATTATCTTCTTTTATATGCTTTTTAGAATGCCAAAACTCAAAAGAATCTATAACAGAATCACAGAACTCCCACTTCACAAAATTATCAAAGACACCTATGGCACCATGATCAACCATACCTGTAAAATCAGGTTGCTTAAATTCATCTGACAATACAACCTTAGGCACCATTTTTTGCTTCCTCCTTTCCTTGATTTATGTAGACTACTGGTGGTATTCTACCACAATATTCGTCTAATTGCATCACCTCTTCTATCTTGACATCAGCACCATTCTCTCTCCAAAAATCTGTAAGTGCATGGTTACTATTTTTATGGAATATTTCGATGTGTTCTTCATGTATTGCAGAACCCATGTCTAATCTATAATTGAATAATGGTGTGGCATATGATTTACCACTGTCAAGAATCAAATCTTCGGAGACTGCTCTTGGTCTGATGTTTTGGTCGAGTTTCCACTGCGTTTTTCTTTGATGAAGTTTGAGAAGTTTATTTGCATGATGACGAGTAATAAGGTAGCAAGCAGCAGAAAAGTCATTTATAAATCTATGGTGCAACTTTAAAGTTATACCATTAGGATTGATGATTGTCAATTGTAAACAATCAAAAGCGACAGGCACTCTACGTCTTACATCTTTCCATGTAAAATTCCAATTACTTGCCAAAGATAAATCTACATCATCCTCCATAATGACAATCTCATCATGATCTGTTTCTTCCACAAAATATTTGAGTGCAGATAGATGAGACATAACACATGCTATCTCACCATCATTCATACTCGGTGGTACTGTTCCCTTGAGGTACGACTCATACTCAGCACCATCAATACCAGAAATTCTATGATGGTTTTCAATTTGCCAGTAATGAAATTGATCCTCCATATATTTTTTTCTGTCAGGAAATCTATCAAGATTGATCCACAGCACAGGGGGAAAATTTGCTAATTTATGTACTGCTTTATTTCTATCCATTTCTTTCTTTGATATAATCTATCTCCTGATAATATTTGGTGAGAGATTCTTTACCTTTTACTTTCAATGTCTCCCATAACTTTTTATTATCTTCACAGTGTGGATTATTGAACCATGAGTTTTTTGTGCGACCATGTTCTAGATGATAAACATACTCATGTATTCTACCAACGCTTGATAGTAAATTGAATCTAAAGTGCCTCTCATCGTCTTCATATCCATACGCTACAAAATTTTCATTCTCACCACCCAATCTTTTATACTCCTCAGTGTCAAAGAATTGACAGAATCCATACTTAGCATCCCACTGTCTCATGTGACCATTGAAGTATTCAAAATTGAATCCAGAGTTTATAAAATTTGTTACTTCATTGTCACCAACATGACATTGGAACTGATAATTACCTATTCCATATGGATATATTACCTTGACTGGTTGAGCACCCTCTGCATCGGGGTGTACCCAACCTTTTGCAATCATGTTTGTTGCATTGATATAAGTTTCTAATGGTAATAATATATCACTATCATAATTAGCAACCACTGGTGTATCCACCATCCATAACATATCATTGAGTATCTTTGTTCTATGAAATGTAAACTCATCACTCTGTTCAAATATGTGATGAATACATGCAAGCATTTCTGG